CCTCGTGTGCTGAAGGAGCAAGGCCGACGCAAGCTGTTTCGTTAGAGATGACTTCAATATCCGACGCGACTGGATGACGTGAAGCTTCACACATACGAATATAGTCAACTGCTTGTGCGTGGGTGGGGTTGATGTGTGTGATGACTTCATGTGGTTTGTACTTGCCTAAGACAACAGGACGTAGCTTGTCTCCGATGTCCATGTCGAAGATGATATGTGCCATAGGATCACGCGCACAGAATGCAGGGTTGAATGTAGCTACAGCTAGCACAGGCTTCTTGTTGAGCTTGCACTCAAGCACCGAGCCACGCCAGTTAGTTATCCCCTTCTTTCCAGTGAGAGCTTCGACTGCGTAGTTGCCAAGCAGGAGCAAGTGTTGTAGGTTGGGCAGTTGTTCTAACTCCCACACCAGCAACTCCTGCCACGATGATAGCTCATGCTTACCCACTGGTACGCGGCTAGCTCCTGCGCCTATGTCAAACGCGACTTGGCGCTTGACTACGTTAGTGATGTAACACTCATGGCGTTTCACCTCTGGACAGTATGTGCGTATGGCCTTCCACAGTATGTTGCCCGCACCGCCTACCAGTGGTATACCTTGGGCGACTTCGTTACGTCCGGGTGCTTCAGCTATCACTGCGAGTGTGGCGTTCATCGTACCGCCCATTGCACACTCGACTGTTAGTCCTGCTGTCTGCGCTTGTAGTGTGAACTTGTCACGTAATTCTGCGGTGTTCATGTTGTCTTCTTCCTTAATGCTGCATCACGCAACTCGCGTTCTATTGCGATGCCTTGTGATGCTAGTTCTTGCCAGTGTTTACATTCTGCCTGCAATCGTTCGATCATGTCGGCAGCTTCAGCACGCTCCGCCCACAAGCGGAGCACATCTTCTGGCATGGTTCGTTTGCGTAGCCGCTCGATGATGTCAGTCATTTCTTTGGCCTTTTCCAACCCATTGAACGAAGCGATGTAGCTAACGAACGTTGGTCAGTGATGATGCTTGCGTGTTTGACTGCGCGTGTTACTCCTGTGTAGAAGTTGGGGCGGGATAGGTTGAAGAAGGCGCATGATGCCATCACGTAGCAGATGCGGTCGTACTGCGACCCTTGGCACTTGTGTGTTGTAAGCGCGTAAGCAAGTTCAATAACCTTACGCGGATCATACGTGAAGTGGTATCGTTTGCGTGAATTAAACTCGTGGACTTTCGCTGGTAACTCAACAACGCGATCTCCGAAGTCGATCTCAAGCACACCGAGCGGATCAATGTTAACGACACGACCTACCTCCCCATTGAGCATCTGTTTAGTTTCAGGACATGGTATGAAGCTGCCCATTAGACCCACACCATCAGGCGAGAACTCTGTGAAGCGTTCTTGATAGTCACGTAGATCGTAGCTGTTGGTGTTGCATACTACCTTGTCACCTATAGCGACAATGCATTTGTTCTTCGCCTCCCACTTGTTGCGTGGCAGTTCGATCTTGTCTTTCATCTCCTTGTTGAACCTAGATTGCAGGATGCTGTTCAGTCTGACTGTGCCGATGTCTGACTTTCGTGCCGGGCTGATGATTTGGTTGTTGATGTCTGACCAATCGGTGTCTGTTGTTTCAAGGCGACTATATAACGTATGGAGTACAGCATCACCGAGATGCACACCAACGTCGCTATTGCCAGTGAAGTACTGACCGCGAGTGATACGACGCGCTGTTTCAATGATGCCATTGCCCTCTGCCTGACGATAGATGTTGTTGAGTGTGATGGTGTTAGGCATAGCGAGACACTTGCTGAAGGGGGAGGTAGGATCAGCAAGTTCGTTGTTCTCTATAGGTGGGAGTTGACGCACGTCACCGAAGGTACGCAAGCAACCACTGCTAGGTATAGCTGCAACTAGGTCACGGTGTAGTGCTGTTGACACCATTGCGTACTCGTCAACGATGATGATGCGATAGGGGAGAGGGTTGCCGCGCGTGTGTAGTGGTGCGCTGATGGTTGTAGCTTCGCCTGTTTCCTCGTCCATGTCAGGACGGTTGAAGCCGAGCAGCTTGTGGATGGTGTGTGCTGGGTAGCCGGTAGCTTCGCGGATGCGCCTTGCTGCCTTGCCGGTGGGAGCGGCGAGTGCGAACGGTACTCTGTTCTCTGTGAGTATGTCACATGCTTGTTTGATGATGGTTGTTTTACCTGTGCCTGCTTCGCCTGTCACGCTGACCAAGCGTTTGTCTCGGTCAACGCATAGCTCGACAGCACGCAGTTGTTCTGCATCTAGTTCCATTGGGTATGTCCTTATACACTGCTAGGTTTCGCAGCTAGGTATACTGAGTATATCTAAAGCAAACGCCGCGCACATCTTACCTTCGGGGGGCTGTTTGTGCGCGGCGCTGCCAGTCAGGAAGCTAGAAGGGTGAGTTACTAGCCGACTGACGTAGCTCCATCGCTTTCCTCGCCACGCTTGTTTGCAATCACCTCATGCTTGATGCGGGTGAGGCCGCTCGTTGCGTACTCAGGTGTGTCAAGGAACTCGACCACCTTACGCGCGTCAGACATGATGCGATCCACCTGTAGCTTGGCACCGGGGATGACGTTGCCAGCTTCATCGGTGACACGCACGAAGAAATGGAAGGTGCGCTTCTGCGGTGCGCGGTCCTTCTGCTTCTTGGCAGCACTGGACGAACTGGAAGCGGAACTCATAGAACGTGCAGGAGTAGCCATAGGATATAATCCTCTTGTAAGAGTTTGAAGGAAGTGCTAGGTAGCCTGCGTTCAACAGGCCACCTAGCTAGAGTACCACGCGTCAGTTAGAGAGGCAACACCGAACCCACTTCAGCGCGTGGGTTCTTCTCCAAGTCAGTACCCATACGGATGCGAGCGCGAGCCTCACGACCGGCGAAGTCGTTAGGATCGACCGCATTCGACATGGGGACGCCGAACGCTTTGCACACGTTACGCATACGCCAGCGGTCGGCAGGGATGTCACGTGCGACCACGTTCATAGTGAACGTAAGCTCGTCAACACCATCGCCCGGTTCGAAGTCAGCAGGAAACTCCGAGCGAGGGATTTGCAACGTGAGAGTAAGCATCGGGTTGCCACTCGATGCAGCGATCTTGTCCATCGCAGCAGTGCAGATGCACTTGTATTCTCCCGGTGGGAGTTGCGGAGGCGGTTCAGCATCCGCGATGTTAGCACTGAAGTTAAGTAAGGCCATAGTAGTTATCTCCTTGTTGCAACGGCTTGATTGTACGCAGACCACTGGCGGGCGAGCAAGCCGCTATAGCTAGCCCGTGTGGATAGAAGTACTACTAGATGTAGTACGGCTATTTCGGTACTGGTAACTTGACGTGATTGCCGTTAGTGAAGTTGTGCCACCACTCAGCTAGCGATGTGCCTACGAGTGTATTAGCGTTGTACTTCCACTCGAATGATGTGTTGCCTGTCATGTCGAACATGCGTGACTTCATCGGTGAGCGCATACGCTCAGGACGGATAGCTATGTATCTCTTACCACCTTGATCGCGCATGTTCCATACTTCGGAGATGTCCTTAGATGTGATGTTAGGTAGCTGACCACCGAGTAACATGGAGACACCTACCATGTTGCCATCGCTGTTACGGTCAGGGTCTTTCTCATGCGTGATGAAGATGACATGCTTGTTGAGCTTGCTAGTTATACGGAGTATATTTGACACTAGTGCACCGACATAGATGTTGCGTAGTCCGTAGCCCTGCATACCGGGGTTCTCGATGGTAGACTTAGGTGCTATGCGGACTGCGTGTTGGAGTGCGTGTTCGCTGAACTTAGTGAGACTGTCTACTATCAACGTGTCGAAGTCATTGAGTGATTGATACAAGCCGAAGGGATCAGGCTTGGTGCCAGCTTGTACGATGTCTACAGAACTCTCACCTGTCAGGTTGATGCGTTGCCAGTTAGGCATGTTGCGGATGGACATGTCACCATCAGGATCAAGTGAGATGAACAGCTTACGACCGGGCGCGGTAGCAGCGAGCGTAGTCTTGCCACACCCTGCGTCACCCCACAGGATCATTGACATACGACTAAGCATGTCGGTTGGCTTCTCTATCTTAAGCTCCATGTAGGTAGCTCCTATGGGTCAAGTGTTTCAGCGAGAGGCGACCAACGTTGTGTTGTCATCTCGTTGTCGAAGATGTGCTTGCG